CAAAATTGGAGCTGATAATCTCCGGGTGTTTCAGATTCTCCGTATTCACTTTATCCAAGATCGCGTCGGATGTGTCGGCCGCTTTTTTAGATTTATCTTGTAAATAATACCAAACTGCGGCGCCCCAGACCGTAATCAACAGCATACTGACCACAGTCTTTAATTCGGCCTTTTGAATTTGATAAAAAATGACCGCACACAAAAACATTAAGAAGAAAGCTTCTGCTTTAATGTCTTGGATATTAAGCATATCCCTTCTGAAAAACAGTAAGATTATCTTTATGCCGCGGAATCAATGAAGTAGAGTAGGAAGGAAAGGAAGATTAGCCAAATGCCTATATACAGACGACGTTCGCGTTTGGTAACGATCTGAAATAGATCACGGCGAAAGGTGGAGCTACTGATAAACGCGCGTCTGGAGATAAGCTCGCTAATGTCCTGGATGACATCAATCATGGTCTGGAGGGAGCGGCGATAGATTTCTTTGAGGGATAATTGATAAAAGTAGGCGTTGGGGTCTTTGTCCTTGGGAATGCTCTTTGGATAGAGCTCTAAGAAATCATTTATCTTCTTGATAAGTCTTTCTTTTTCTTCTGCCTCATTCGCGATATCAATGCGCCCTTTTTCATTTAGAAGGTCTTGATATATGTTATCGTATTCTTTAAAATCCATTCACTCTATTTTGGGTAAAGAATTTTAATGCGCGATATAATTCGTTCAATATTATTTATATATGGGAGGGATATATAATCTTGTATCTAAATATGATTATAGCTGCTATACCATAATGCAGATATTTCATAGGCTATATTTTTATTTTTATTTCTTGCGTTTGCCAGCAGCAGATTTAGGTGTAGCCTTTTTCTTTTTACCACCATTATGACTAGAAGGAGCTCTTGATAAGGGTTGTGGAGGGGCCGAAGGGAGATGTGAAGAAGCTCTGGATAGGGAAGGGGTTGGAGGGATACGTGAAGACGGAGCTCTGGATAAGGGTTGTGGAGGGGCCGAAGGGAGATGTGAAGACGGAGCTCTGGATAAGGGTTGTGGAGGGGCCGAAGGGAGATGTGAAGACGGAGCTCTGGATAAGGGTTGTGGAGGGGCCGGGGGGAGATGTGAAGACGGAGCTCTGGATGTGGAAGTCGCCGAAGGGCGTCTAGAAGCAGCTTCAACTGGGCGTGGTGGAGGGGCCGGCGGGTGTCTAGACTGGAGACCCAAAGATACACTTCTATGTGGAGTATTTGAATTTCTAATGTCAAGTTTTATATCATCAACGGATGCACCTTCTTCAGTTACTCTATATTTATTCCCTTTATTAGGTTTTCTTCCAAATAAATATGCAAGCCACATCTTAATATTAATCAATATAATTATATTGAGTTGCGTTTGCCCAGAGCAGATTCATATGTATGCAAGAAGTAAGAATGCGGGAATTTGCGCTACAGTGTTGCTCTATTGCATTGGCATATATACAAGAACATCCTGAGGAAGAGGCGCACTATATTCAAATAGACTTGCGTCGGCTAAAAGAATGGTATGCGGGTATCAACATACATGATAAGCAATTTCTGAACGCAGCAATGGGGTATGAAAATCATTGTTGTGAAATAGTGAAGCGTATAGATTAAAAATAGACAGTTTAGATAGGAATATGCCCAACGAGATTAAGAAATTAATGGAAAAGACAAGAGATCTAAGAACCTGTAAGGAAAAGAAGTGCCCTAAGGAAAATACGGTAGCCGCAGCGAAATCGGTAGCCTACGTTACCAAGGTTAAAGCGTTGTCGGCCGATTTGTTTTCTAAGAAGATAACACTGGATCAGTATAAGCAAAAAACGCAGAAGTTATTAGCCGAACTTACAAACTCACCAGAGACCAAGAAATTGGCCGACTGCATTATCCGCGGATGCAAGTCTGAATTCGTGGCCAGTGCTACCTTTACGAGTGCTCTGTTCGGAAAAGAATATTCGGATAAAATCAAGAAACTATTAGCCAAGAAAAACTTTAACGTAGAGGACTATTTGGAGGTTGGTAGCGTTATGATGACCGCGATGAAATCTATGCAAAAGGTTTAAAGAAACAATTAAACCATTTGAATATCAGATGTGGAAATCGGTGCCTGCGTTAGTAGCTCTTCGGGAAGAGATTGTTAAATACCTTGATACCATCCTTGAAGAAGGTGGTGAAGGCGATTATGTGACGTTAGATTATATCATCCGTTCATATGCATCTATGCATCATCCAGATCAGATCATTGAAGCAATAAAAGATACTATGAAGGGAAGGTTAATAACACGGATTGTGTTTTCAGAAGGTGATAAGAACGGTCCATTATGTATGTCCTGTGGAAATCCTGATAAGTGCGGCTATTTGAATGCTTACCAATATGTGAAACGACGTGATAAAATTATATGTCGTTATAATTTCGGATGCGGTTGTTGATGTATATATTTGATTTTTATTCCCTTACCACTTTTATAAGAGCTATGTAAAGAGTGCAACACTGTGAAATTAAGGGTGCTTTCGGACAATGGAGGCACTTTTTGGAGAGTTCTAGAGGGTTTTGGATTTTTGTCGCCCTTTTCACCTTTTTTAGAATCCCCCACCGATTTTTGATTGCTCATACTCATCTATTATTCATGGTGTGTATATATTATAAATTTCTTAATATATATACTACAACGTGTAACGTGCTCAGTAGTAGAGATAGCGCTCAGTAAAAAGGCTTACTGTGACAGAAGAGAAGCCTCTAAACCGGAGGGCATCCTGGTGTTGCTCACTAAGTAAAAGAGAAGTGGTCAAATGTTGAGTTTGAATGTTCCGATGTTGAGTTTTTAGGGTCAAATGTTGAGTTTGAAATGGTCAAATGTTGAGTCCAGTGTGAAAAAAGGGGGATTTCTAGGCCCTTACCATTCACGTGTGTATTAAATATTATAAATGTAGCTATAATACTATAGGCTTTATCAATAAAACTGCACGTGTATTAAGGATTATTATCTATACTATTATATAACATGGCGACAGCTTATAGCTGTTCTCAATGTAGCTATACGACAAAAAGGAAATATAATTACGATAGGCATATCAATGTAAAGCATAATATGTCTTTACAAGTGGCATCTATTAAATGTCCCACATGTTATAAGTATTTTTCAAATAAAGCTGCATTACTAAGACATACCTCAAAGTGTAGTCATAAAGAATCTGTCACACAATGCAATAAGTGTAGGGGCATATATGGTTCTACAAGTGCCCTTGCCCATCATAAACGAAGTTGTAGCGCGGCAAAAAAACAAGAGATGTTGCCGAATACACCTAGCCAATTGTTGAAATGCCCACTGTTGCGTAATCAGAACTATGATTTTGTTCGGGAACATATTACTTATAAGGTAATAAATAGTATTATAGATTATACAGAGAATCCATATATTCGTTTTATGCAATTCATTTATAAGGTCTTTGAGCATCCCAACAATCAGGTCATACGTAAAACCAACCCCAAGGACACGCATAGTTTTATACATGTGGGTGATGGTAAGTGGGAATTCGTGCATGATAAAGATACCTTACCAGTTCTAACCCATCATATGACCACCGCCGCGCTATGCAGTATTATAGATATAAACGCGAAAGCTAAAATAGAAAATGATGTGACCATTCTGATGAATGTATTACGTGCATTTGAAATACAAGTGAGAAAAATAAATGAAATGGATTATGACAATCAAGACTATAAAGATATTATTCAACGGGTAAAGTTGGCCATTGTAAATTTTACGCATACGTTAGAACGCAAGGGCACCGGTTAGATCCACTTAGCAAACTTCTTACGGTTCTCTGGGGTATCTGGGCTCACCCATTTCTTTTCTTCCTTATTCCATCTGGCCCCCAATTGCTTGACGGTATCTTTTTCAGCAAAGGGACAGTTTAGAAGCAGCAGTTTCGTGTCAGCATCGTATTCTACATAGGTGCGAGCAGCGGCTGCTGTCTGCGCTGGTGGCCCAGGCACTGGTAGTTGTAGCGCTTGCGCAATCGCACTAGAACAGAGACGGTCCGCGAATTCGTTCCACTTGTGATTGGCATGCCCTTTAACCCATGTAAAAGTCAGCTCCTGAAAGTCCTCTACCAGACGAAGAATCTGACTGAGAATCGGCACCAGATGTTCTTTTTTAGTGGTTTTTGTTTTATTACAAAGATTTACACAGAGCTCCGAATCAGAGAGCACTTCTAGATGGCTTACACGAATTTCTTTCGCCCTCTGAACACCGTGTAGAATGGCCGTTAGTTCGCCCAGGTTATTGGTGCCCATGCCAATATATTCCGAGAGCAGATAGACGATACTCTCATCCTCCTCTTTAATAAGGACGGCACCAGCGGCACAATGGCCAGGGTTCGGCTCGCAACCACCATCGGTATAAAGAAGGTGCTTCATTGTATATTATATAGCCTAATCTGCTTACTATTTTCATTTTTTATTTATGACAAAATTAAAAAGAATGTTTATTTGCTGACGACCACGGGGGCGGCGACGGCGGCCTTGGGCTTAGGCTCTTGAACAAGCATGATGACATAAACCACTAGGGCGAACACCACGGAGTGCAGCACTAGGCCGGCAATGGTGGGGCAACCCTTCACGGCCACAGTGAATAGCTTTCCAAAGATGGTTTGGACGAAGTTATACATAACGGGGGAAGAAACAATTAGGAACACAAGAGCGGCTTGAACACTGTAGAATAGGCGAACGTCGAACATTACTATATATAATATAAGAAAATTATTCTCGGATTAGGTTGCGGACAGAGGATAGATCCATCTCCCGAACTTTCCAATATTCTACTTTATGATTTGGCATGGGGCGTTTTACCAGATAAGGCAGTTTGCCCTCTTTTAGTTCTTGTAGGGCAATCTTACGCAGCTGCATATTTCCAGTAACTTTCAAGTCTTCGGACAATTGAATAAATGGAATTGCCCCCAGCGACAGATGGGTCGTGCGTAGGGAAATCAATGCGTTAAATTCGTATTTTGTCATAATCACAGACGACCTATTTTCATCACTGTTCAAGAGTTTTATTTTTTGGAAATCATCCACAATATTGTGTGCCATTCTATACTTACTGTTATCTTAGATTACTTTTCATTTTTTAACCTTTATATACTATTATATGCATTATATAGAATCCCATGGCCTGCTAGTCGCCATGGATGAACAGGCTGCTTATGATGTCCAAAGGTATCGGTTTGTAGCTATAGAGGCAGGCGCCTATCTATTGATATCTATATATGAAGGCGTGGCTAATATAAATGATTATACAAATGGTCATATATTATTGATGCAAATTGCTTTATCTTATGTGTCTCAAAAGCATCCCTCTATTATGGAGTATGAAATTCAAGACGATACATTTGTAAATGTCCCTGGATATCCCTTAATCACCGCGCGGCGTCTATTGCAGGGTGAAAAAGGATGGTATGAAGAACATTTTGGTGCGATTCCAACATACCGAACGATTCGTCTTTTAGATTGGCTTCGTGATCCGGTGCGAGCGTTATTAATTCCAGAAAAAGAAAAAATATGGTGGTCTGCGTCAAACGTGATGAAGGTATGTTCATTGATTGGTTGTCCTTATTCTGTCATCGGAACAACATGGTGTATCCAGAAAAATAGTATTATAGAAAAAGAAATGCAAAGTGGTGGTGCAAATGATAATGAGAAAAAATTCAAAAGAATTATAAAGAACGCGAAAGGTTTGTGTCATACGACTGTTTTAGAGGCTAAATATCGTAATAATGAATAGAATGATGAAGTTATTTTTCGGTGGTTTTACGCCAAGTATGACC